AAATTCACATGGAAAAAAAAGCTTGACAACTTCCCCAAATTGTGCTATAGGGTAGCTGCTCCGCTCACTAGCTGCTCCGCTCACTAGCTGCGCACTAGCTGCTCACTAAATATTATAGGTTAGTTATTTATGATAGATGGAACATTTATTTTTGCGATAGTGAAAGAGAATTTAAAAAAAGGATATATAATATCCTTTTTATTATGTGGTAATATTATTCTCTACAACATTATTTGAACCCGCTAGTTGATAACCATTTGGTATTGAACTTTTATTTGTATTATTCAATGACACTACTAATAAATTAGAACTATTTAGTGACATAACCCAATAAGAGAAATATCCATCAATTAAATTACTCGTAAAATTAGAATATAAAGTATCAATAAATAAACATGCAGGTTCTTTATTATTTGCGTCAATACTTCTAAAGCTATTATTAGTTATATTTATAAATCTTCCATTATTAACATAACATAAACGATAACCATTTTGAAAAACGTTATTATTAACTAAAATATTTCTACAATTTCTAATGTTTAAAGGTGTAATAGAATTATAATTTTTATATATACTAAACTGACAATTAGTAATAATAGCACCGTGGCATTCTACTAACTCTATAGAACTTGAACTATTTTGATTAGTTAAAGTTTCATTTTGTTGAAACCAACCACCATCAATAGTCAAACAAGCAATATCTTTATTGCCTTTCATGTTACTAACTCTAATACCTCTATAATAGAACTTATCGCATATAGTATCTTTTACCATAATGTTAACGGGAAAATTAGTTAAAGCACCATCTATTTGTATACCAATTCGCCAGCCATTAGTTTCACACGATAATAGTTGAATATCTTTAGGAGAAGCATTCCCTACAATTCTAAACGCAATACTATCATTAGGTCGTTCTAGATTAGTAGCTTTTACATTTGTAAAAACGCTACTATCAACACGATTGATTACATTACATCCGTAAATTGTTTTATCACTTCCCATTAATTGCGAATTAATAAATCTAGTTGCATATGCATTATTCAAGTTGACTAGAATATATGCATAATAGAAAACTAAATTTTCTAGATTTGAATACTGACAATAATTAATGTCTAATAGATGATTAGTCACTGAACCCTCGCTTGTAAATTCACTACTAGCAATAAAAGTGTAATTAATTCCCATATCGGACATTTTGAAGTAGTTAAGAACATTATCACTACTACCATTAACTGTAATAAAAGTACCTGTTGGTTTAGTGTATATTAGATTAGTTAAAGCACATCCCTCTCCTATCAAATGAATTTGTTTATAATTAATAGTAATAGGGTGAGAAAAGAAATAATTGCCTTTAGGAAAATATATAACTCCTCGATTATTTGATTCAAGAGTTCCTAGATAATTAATATACTTATTCAACTGTTTACTATTAAATTCTCTAGTAGATTCGCTAGTATCATATCTAATTAACGGTTCAAACCCGTTAGGTGGATAGAGTACGTTAAAAGGCAAACCATTAAAAATATAATTGTCAATTAAACTAGCAAACGTACCATTGTCTAACCATTCTTGTAATTGTTCTAATGTAATGTCTTTAATATCTTTTTTTACTTTCTCATAAATTTCTAGTAAAGTTAGATATTTATCATCTAAATCTTGATATTTTTTAATTAAAAAACCTAAATCCTGGTCATAGTTTCCCGTGTGAGGATAATCGTATAAAGCCATAATCATTTCTCCTTTCTAATAAGGTAATTGATTAGTATACACTACGTGTAGACATAATTCATCAAAAAACATTCTTGCGATTACTTCATAAATATTGAACTTACTTTGTAAGTCAATTTCTTGAGTAATCATATCGGCAGTAGTAGTAACACCAATATTACCTTTTTCTATATCTTCAATGCTTAATTTAATATTTTCTTTTTCATTTCCTCGCGTGTTATTATTTCCACTTTCATTCCTTTTATTAGTATTGGTTGTTTTACTGTCATTTGAGAAACCGTTGCTATCATATGCGCTCACTTGGTTTATATCTTCGCCATTATCATTAATTAGTGAATTGTGTAAATTATCAACAGTATTATCTTTACTTCGTTCGGTAGTTTCGACATGTGTTTTTGTTCCATCCTTATTCCAAATAGGATTATAGTCTTTATCATATTTCAATGAATAAAGATAAACTAACTTATCAAATTGTTCTTTATGTTTTTTAAAAAAATATTGCACTTTAATTTGTAGTATTTCTATTTCCGGATATATAGGCTCATTCATACCGCACACATCCATAATACTATTTATTAATGTATCTTTATCTAATTTTTCATTAATATCTATATCTTTAAATACTTCTTCATAACTATACAACTGACAAATACTAGCAAAACTAAACATCAATATCACCCATTTCTTGTTTTATTGTATCAATTACCCTTGTATTAATAGAGAAATGCAAATTATTAATATCATTAAAATTAGGGTTTTCATTGATTCTTTTTGCGCAATCATTAAGTGAATCAATATATCGAACAATTGTGCAGCGAACCTCGCTATTATTGGCATTAACTTCATCACTGTTTAATCGCTCCCTTTTATCAGTATTGGCGTTATTAATACCGATCTCGGTTAAAAACTCATTCATAATACTTTTTTTAGTTAATAGTAAATCATTACCAATGTACGTATTTTTAACATTTAAGAAATAACCCCCGTCTTTATCAGCGCCCAAAGGTTTCAAACCTTTCTTTAGAAAAACTGCCGGGTTTCCTTTTGACACATCATCATACATTTTTTGTAATGATTTCACTTGAGCATCGGTTTCGGCTTCAAAAACATGTGCCACTCTACTGTTCATCAATGAAACATTTAAAGAGCAATCAATATTAGCTAGTAAAATAGCATAACGATTGATTAAAGACATAACACCTTGAAAGGTATTATACTCATAATTGATATATAGAAGTTCCCCATCTTCTCCAATTTTTTTATCAATGTTTCCTAGAACGGGATTATTTACTAAAACATTAGTCGGCATATAATACATATTTTGACCATAAAAACCACCCTCTAAAGCTAAAGTTCCAATTTCAGTTTTTACAATAGGAATATAACCGTTTTTTAAAAGAACATCCCACATGTTGTCAATATTCCAATTATTAGGATAACCCTCAACAGTTAAAACGCTTTTGAGTTTAGTCATTAATTGAAATTGATAATAAAAGAATGAATTATTAGTCATGTCATTTACTGATTTTGGGTTGTGATTAAAGAAACCTCTTACTAATTCAGTAAAACCATTACCATATCTATTTCTACTCAAGATAAACACCTCCATTTAGCAAACTGTCTATTTCATCTTTATATTGTTTAGAAGCGCTTGTTACAACATTTGCGTTCGCGGTTTGAACATAGCCACTTAAACCACTCAATGATAAAACCTTATTACACGGTCTCCCATAATTACTTCTCATACTACTCGGCTCGACATTTGTATTATGTGAGATAACTACTATTTCTATATTTAAAGTCGAATCCATAGCTATGGTATTCCCATAACTTCCAACGCTTCCAACATTTGTAGCCATTGATGAAGTAACCACATTGAATACATTTCCAAGAGCACTTATAGGATTCGTTAATGCTTGTAAACCGGCTGAAGCTATAGAAGAAATACCGCTTGATAAACTACCTTGTGTTGTTGTTGAAATTTGTACATTGCAACCCATATTAGCCACACAATAAAAGTCTTTACCTGTGTAAGCAATTGTTCCTGTAGCACTATCTTGAAACACATCAATAGTAATAGAAGAATCCCCTATATAATTATCCGTATTAAGTTGTAGATATCCATAGCACGGTAATAGTAATAATAATGAGGTATATTGACTTCTATTTCTAAAGTCTCCTCTTGAAAAATTCCAGGGTATTGAAATAGAAGTTGTAGCGAAGTCATGTCTATTTACAAGAGTACCACTTGCGCCCGTGTTATATCCACCGGCCAGTATAATATTCATGGGTCTCCCACTGGTTGAACATCGAGGTACATAAGTACATCCCGTGATAGCTTGAGAAGTGTTGCTTAACATTTTTGAGACCGCATTTGAACTGTCAACAAATAATTCCGCAAAAGCGTTTGTTGATAAAGCATTTTGCAAAGTGGCTAAAGATTTTTCGGTAACACCTTTCATAGTAGCACCACTCTCGCCTATGTAAGTGACAACGTATAAGGGATTGCCGGCGATTGGATAAGTAACGACATTTGTTTTAACAATATAATTAGGTTTTGTAGATAGCCTGGTATCCGGTATGCCCACATCATAATTACTTGATGAATATAAAACAAAAGCGGTTGTTCCTAGAATATCGCTTTTATATGTTGCTAGAGCATCTAATTCACATGAAATCGTATAAATTCCATTTCGTGTATTTTCTATATTAGTAATATAATAATATCTATGATCCCAACTTAAATAATTAAACCCCGTAGGATTGAAGTTTAAAATAAAAGAGGGGTTAAAATAGCTTGTGCCCTCTTTTAAATTAACTGTAATATTAGTACCTTTAGAGGGTTGTTTTGTAGAATTTCTACGCTTCGCTAAATTATATAATGTAATTTGCATTCCCTCTCTCCTTTCTTACTCTTCAGCCAAATAGAAGAATACAAAGTTTTCGCTTAAATCATTAAAATAAAGTTCTTTATGATGATAGAATGTATTGTAATATCCGCCCGCACTATTGAAAGGTGTAGTAGAATTCCAACTATCTTTTTTATAAAGTCCTAATGCATCTCGGTCATACATAACCGCTACGATTTCTTTTACATCAGTTTCAGTTCCATTGCTTGCTTTTTTCACTTTGATATCGGAAGGTGTTTTGATTGATTGCCAAAACGAAGTAGTATTATAACCATTTAATTTAACATAGCCATCTCTAAAAGCACCATATTGTACAACCGTTTCAAGTCGGCTTTCAAAATCTTCTAATACTCTAAAACGTTGTAAAGATTTTGGGGTATGTCGTGTTTGAACACCATCACTATAAATAGTTGACATATTAGTCATGTATTTAGATACTAAATTCATACATGATACACAATAGCGTAAAAAATCAGCATCATGTTTACAACTAGCTACAGTTAAAGTTTTATCACTTTCAGTATTGTACATTTTTAATAAGTTGATTGCTCGACCTGTTCCATTTACTTCAGCAATGAAGTTATTTAAACAGTTTCTAGCTAAACTTTCTAAAGATAATTCAATAGCGTTTTGTACTTCGCCGTAAATAGCGCCAATAAAGCCACTCATAGCACTTTGAGAAGTAAAAGCCTCTTGTAATTGTGTTCGTTGAATAGTAACGTAGAATTGATAAGGTGTCTCGCTTGTAAAGAATGTTTGCGCAACTACCGGGTTTGCAACTTTGTACATATCTACCGATTTACCGTTTTGTAAATTATAGCTTTCATCAGTAGTTGCTTGGGGCATAGATACTTTAATTTTTTGAATGATATTCCCCCATTGCATATCATCCAAAATCATGTCACTAAATTTTGAATTGTATTCTCTAAATGAAATGATTGTTCTTCCAATTCTTTGAGCTAATGTATTTAGCCATGTATCGGTTAAATTTTGCGAATTTAAAATAGTTTGACCTAATGAAACTAGTCCTTGTTCATCTACTACAGTTAAATCAGTCAACCCCATTGTTTGTGAATTTACCGAATTAACGATTGAAAAAATTTGATTTACTGCCATAAAAATTTCACTCCTTTATTTTTATTTATATCTTGAAAAACCCTCAAAAGGATTTGTTTCAGTTTCTTCCTTTTCTACGTTAGCGTGTAGAATCGTTTGAGTTAACTTCTCAACTTTTTCAGTTAGCTCTTTATTTGTTTTCATTAATTTGTCATATTCTTCACGTGAAACAGTTTCCTCTTCTTTTTCTTCTTTTTCTTCTTCTTTTTCTTCTTTTTCTTCTTTTTCTTCTTTTTCTTCTTTTTCTTCCATAGTTTCGATCTCCTTTCATTCCTTTATTTTAAAATAAAAGAGAGGAGTAAAAGATCTCCCGATCAGTACCAGCGTTCCCACTGTTGGATATGTACCCTCCTCGTTAATTATTATATATAATATTAGATTATAATGTCAACGTATAATATTTTTTAATTTTAATTTCAAGTCATAATCTTGATAAGCAATCATTTTATTATCAATGTATAAATTAAGTTCCCAAGCTTTTTCTCTTTTAAATACTTTTTCATCGTCAAAAGTATGACATTGAGTTTTCATTTTTGAAACGTAAATAATGCCGCTATCCTTAACTTGATAAAAATATAAATTTTCAAAAGAATAAAGCGGTATAAGCTTATTTCTTTGAAATTTTTTGATGTCACTAAAATCATCATTGACAAATATATTTGATGTTGACATTTTTGTGTAGTCCGCATCTTTACCCAAAAGGCGATATAACGCGGTGTTCTTCTTCTCTAAAGATATAGGAACATCGATAGGTAAATGTAAATAAAGGTCTCTCTCTTCATCAATAAATTTTTCTTGATTACATTGTATCATAGCCATTATTTTGCTTGGTAATTCTAATTCTCTTAATATAGCATTATCAAGCATATTAGCATTACCGCATAATATAATTTTAACGGGTTTTCTTCCCGTTATTTCTCTATTTCGGTTGACTGTTTCAATCATATCAAAGAACAAAGTGGCTTGTTTCTTATCAATAGCGGTTTTGATAGGAGATTTAGATATAAATTCATCATAGAAAATATAATCATAATCATCGAAATCAGTCCCACGATATTTTGCAAATGTTGAGAGTGCGCCAGCAATTCCATATGAACGTTTAACTATTCTTTCATCATCTTTTAGCTCAATTTCTTCTATTAAATAGACTTTTTTATTTTTGGTAATTTCTATATTAGTACCGCAATCTCTATTGATCGCTTTAAATGTATTTGATTCGCGTGTTAATGACATTTCCATTTCGTTCTCGCTTGTTCTTAAATATATAAACTTTCTATCATTATCAGTAATTAAACCTTTTTGAATTGAATAGGACTTGCCGATGCCACGGCCTCCAATAAATAAATAAAGGAAATAGTCCGTATTTTTGACTATTTCCCACGCGTTAAAATAAAGACTTTTTTCTTCATTCATGTTTTTTAAATTTTAACTTCTAATGAATAGAAAGTGTTTCCGCTTTTTGATGTTCCGCTAGTGATAACCACATCAACAGTTGTGAAATCAATTCCATTATCACTACATAAGTCTAATAATTCTCTAAACGAGTTCATCACAGTTTTTGAGTTTGTTCCTATGATTTCTCCTTGGTCAGTTAAGAAACTGATACAATCCATTTCTTCTACTTCTCCGGTTTCGATTGTAGTGACGGTTGATTTTGTAAACACGTATTCTTTAATTTTGAATACATTGTCGACAAAATTTTTACATCCAATTGAACCATTTGCTTTTGCGATTGCCATTGCTTTTAATGGCGATGCATTACTGTCTAATACTTTGATTGTTACTTGTTTTTTCATTTTTCTTACCTCTTTATTTTTCTTTCTCGCTCACTATTATACGGACTTGCGACCGTCTATCTCATTTTGGTGGTGTGACGTTGAATTACTTTGATACAAATACATAATACTGTTATTTTTCTTTAATGTTGTGTTTATTAAGTTGTAATTTTTGAGATAGGTTAGTTTAAGAAAGGACCTATTTTTTAGGTCTTTCATACGCTTGTTCAATAATCATAATAACCTCATTGAATGTGCACCACTTATAATATTTATGTATTTTTAGAAAATCGTCTAAAGTAAAATTTTTTCGATTTAATTTATTATAAGCGGTTGCTTTGCAGCATCCTAAAGCTTCCATGATATTTTTAATTGTTAAAGCAGGTAATTCTTTTTTATAGTCTCTAGTCATATTGTTCTCCTTAATTAAATTAATTCTAACATTATAGAATTCATTCGTCAATATCTTTTCTTGAATTTACTAATAATTTTAATAATGTGTCATTTAGTTCCTCAAATTTATTGCTAAATTCTTTTAAAGTGGTATTGTTGTACCACATAAAATAAATAAGACACGCTACCGCTATACCATTATTTACAAATAAATTAACTAACTCTTCCATAATTATTCCTCACTTTCTAACCCGTTTAAAATTGATAGCATTACATCCGTCATACCTAGGGTGTATGTTGTATCTACTAATGCTATATTAGAAGCGTTTTCTATTTGGCATCCTTGAACTGTAATAAAATGCTTTTTATCGTCATTGTAGTATACTGTTTTTCTACCGCTATCGAAAAATTCAGTACCAATCTTAAAATTAGATAAACCACCTTTTATTTCTAGTTCTTGCGCCCCACTTTTTTTATTTAGTCCCGCTACAGTAATGCCTATTTTTCCATTTTGAATAAATGCATATTTCTTTGCACCTAATGTAATAAACTCACTATAGCCTTTTTCTTTATCATAAAGACCTAAATAGAATTTTTTAGTACCTACTTCAACATAATTAATTATATCATTTTGGGTGCACCAATCAATCATTTCTTGATTGACTTGTTCAAAAACATCATCATGAGACCCAACATATTTAACACTATCCGTATCAATATAGATACAATCTAGACCTATTTTATCAATAGCTTTTTGCAAGTTTGTTCGGCATATAGCCGTCACAAATAAACCCCATTGATATGTTAAAAAATTATTTCTTTTGCTATAGTATTCTTCTAAAGTAGATTTTTCTCCTTTTTCCCATTGATCATTAAATAAATTTTCTTGTCTAATAATATCAGTTACAATCATACCGTACAATGAATTTAATTTATTTTTACTCTTCATATATTCATATTCCTTGTATTCAATTCCTTTTAGCTGCGATTTCAAAGTAAAAAATTCTATTACTGTCTCAGTCAATTCTTTTGGAAGAAAACCTTTATGAGAGTAAAAAAAATCTTCTACACGTACATTTTCCTCATCATACTCATATTGATTAATAAATATTTGATAGTCATAATTTGTCATAGCTATTTTAATAAATTCAGCTTCTAAAACACGACCATTATAGCAATACTCTTTACCCTTAAAAAAACCATCATATGATGGAGCAATAAATTCTATACATTTAGAATATGGTATATAAGGAAACGGGATACCTTTTTTTAATTTAACATTTTCAAAAGAATAATATGCCAATGTACAATAACGATTATTATAATCATCTAACATATCAAGTGATGTTATTGTTTCTTCTTGAAATGGTGTGACTGGATATAAACCACTGATCATAGCATAAGGATATGCGCTTGACATATCGTAGGATGAAACATCATAGTTGATAAAATTTGTTTTATAACGATTTGAAGCCGTGTTACCGCCTCTAAAGGCATCCTTGCACAATTGATAAAGTTTATCATCTAATTTTAAATCTAGCAATTGCTTTCTATTCTTTTTATTTTTTCTCATATTATTACGACACTCTCTACGTACATAACCCGTTGATGTTAACGGTATTGTGGTAAGAGTATCTTCTTTTAATAAATAAATAATAGCTTCATATAATCCCATGACATCGTTATAGCAATAACCTAATTCGCTCATTGTAAGAGTAGTTTTAGGTGTAAATACTTTCTTATAATCTAAATCGCCCGTTCCTTTAAAATAGTGTGCATTTGGTGTATTTTCAATAAATTTTTTTAAATTCATATTTGAAAGTAAATAAGAACATCTAAATTCTATATTAAAGTCTTTTGATATTGCTTTCAAAGGTTTTCTTTTATCTATTGCAAATACATCATCTAATTTTATCCAGGAATAAAGAAATTGGAATTCATAAGAAAAGTTATGAATATAACATACTAATTTATGCTTTTCATCATAATTTTTAATTGCTCTATTCATTTTTCTTAAAAAAGTTAGAAACTCTTTCCAGGTCCTACCAAAGCATACAAAACCATCAATGCATGCTTGCCAATGATACATAAAACCCTCATAAGTTCCGTCTTGCTTTTGAATTGTTGAAGTTTCAATATCAAAGCACATTAAATGAGGTATATAACCTTTACATTCTTTTATTAAATAATTGGGTTTTTTAATTCTCGCATATGGAAAATCATTTATACCATAAGCTTTTACAATTGCTTTTGTATTGTTGTAATTAACTAGACATCCAATCATATTTTTTTCTTTCGTCTTGATAGTGCTTTAACATTTCTTTTAAATTTAGTTTTGTCGAATTCACGTGTAAACCGTTTCCACTCACGCAAAAACTCTTTATCACTTACACCACTAATACGAGCGTTTTCCCAATCTTCTATAAGGGTTGTAGATCCATAGCCCTTGTCTTTTGCTTCATTTAAAAATTCGCCTCCGCCCAACGTTAAAAATGTTCTAAAATCGTCAACATTTAAACTATTTGCAATGTTTGGAGCTGAATATTTCAATCTTGCTTGTAATGTATCCACGGCTTTTTGCAAACCCGTTTGAATTGTCTCTTCTACGTAGCTTACTCTAGTTGTAGATGAGGCATATTTAGCGTATAAATCTACGTTTAAGTCGTAAAGTTCTTCACTTGTCAATTTTTCTAGTTGTCTTTTACTTGTTGTATATCGATTTAAACCAGTTTCGGCTTGAGTTCTTCTATAGGCATATGATTTATTTTCTAAACCTACTTTTTCTAGTTCTCTATATCTTCTATTAATTATCTTTGATAGATATTTAGCGTTATCAATTAAAGCATCTCTTGTTTCATCATCATATTTTAATCGTCGTAAACCAATGATTTTTTTATCTTGTTCTTTAATTCGTTTTTCTCTTAAATCTTCTACGTATTTTTTTAAACCTTTATTTATAGCCATATTACCACCTCGTAGATATTCTAACATATTAGACAACTATTGTAAATGGTCTATTATGCATATATAATTATAGCATAAAGGAGGAGTAATAAATGAATGTAGAAGATTTTATTTCAAAAATTTTAACTTATGAAAAAATGCCAACTATTTATAAGCTTGGTAAATTTATGAACAGTTATAAACAAGGTGCAAATGGTAAATATCTTGAATGTGATTGCAGCGGTTTAATTAAGGGTACTTTATGGGGTTATCCGCATAATGGTAAGTATGGGCATATTTATCCGGATGTTAACGCTAATACGATTATGTCTACTTATTGTTATAATAAATCTAGTAATTTTAACAATATTACTAGAGGGGAGTTTGTATGGATGAGCGGACATATTGGTGTTTATATTGGGAATGGTAAAGTTTGCGAGTGTAGCCCAAAATGGGAAAATGGTATTCAAATTACCGAACTTAAACAACGAACATGGAAATTGCATGGTAAATCAAAATGGCTTGATTATTCAAACTCTAAAACATGGGATATTGATAAAATTGCACATGATGTCATTGATGGTAAATATAGTAATGGTCACGAAACTAGAAAAAGAAATATTGGTTGCGATGATGCTACATATCAAGAAATTAGAAAAAGAGTGAATGAATTGTTAAAATAAAAAGGATATTATATATCCTTTTTTAATTCTCTTTCTAATTCAATATAAATATATCTTTTTTCTAAATTTTCTTTAAAATTTACAACGTTACATAATAACAAATCAATTCCTAAAATTAACATTAAATCGTTAAATGTTAGTTCGCTTGAATTAATAATGTTCAATCCTTCTAATGTGATTAAAAAATTATATTTGTTTTTATCGCTTAAATTTAAACCAATAATACAATTAAGTGTATTCATTTGAGAACCTCCAAATAACTTATAATTACAATTAAAATAATATAACATATTAAATTAGATGCTACTATTTCCATATCAATACCTCTATTCTACATTTATTTTCATTACAACGAACTTCTTTAACTTCACAATCTAATAATGCTATGCCTATGATTATAAATAAATTGTCTTAATTTCATTTTATTCTCCTTCAAATTTTTTAATAATGTTTTTACATTATTTTCGCCTAAACGCAATTTAATTTTAAAAGTTGCATTTGGGTTATTTTGTTTAATAACTTCACTCATATAATCAATAGAACTAAAACATACATTTTCAGTAATATCATCATAAAATAATATGTGCTTATTGTTCAATTCTTCTAACCATACTCTATCCATCTTTCTATCCCTCTCTTTCTTTCTTTACTATATTCTAACATATTAGAATTTAATGTCAACAATTATTGTGAGCAGCTAGTGAGCGGAGCAGCTACCCTATAGCACAATTTGGGGAAGTTGTCAAGCTTTTTTTTCCATGTGAATTT